TGGCTACCTGGACGCTTGCCACCCGTTCCGCGAAGCGGCCCTTATCGGGAACTACACCTGGCAATGCACCTACACCGCCCTGCCGGATCTATTCGAGCCCAAACACGCCGCCGAGGCGGGCGAAATTCGGCAAGGAATGGATGTAGGCGTAGTATTTGGCTGGATGGGCCGGAGCGAGAAGATAACCGTTCAGTACCTCGATTGCGTTGTGCAGATCCTCCGGCGCGTTCCCGATTCCATTTACGTTTACACCGGGCGCGAGGAAATCTCCGAGATCGAGCATCTATTCCAGCAAGCCGGGCTGGGTGATCGCATAGCCTTCCTGGGCTGGGTTGATACACGGCTATGGGCGCAGGTGATCGACGTTTACCTGGATACATTCCCATTTCAGTCCGGCCATTGCGCCTATGAGGCGATGGCGGCAAGCAAGCCTGTCGTCTGGCTGCATGATTATCGAACCGCTGAGGAACAATCCGCGAGTGGGCTTATCATTGATAACTGGGACAACCGCGCAGACGACCTGTTCGGGTATGAGCCATGGGCGAGATCTCCGGAGGCTTACGTGAGCCTGGCGGTGATACTGGCCACGGTGAATTACGATCATGGCTCAAGGTATCGGTCATTCCTCGAAGCCTACATGATGGATGCGCCGCGCATGGCCAGAAGCGTCAATGCGGGGATTCTTGAGGTTCTTAATGGTTGAGTGTATATTCTGGCGCCATGAGCAAGGCCATAAAGCCACCGCGCAAGAAAGACGAGGACGGACTGACGCCGATAGAACGGCGCTTGGCCCTGGAGTACATGGTTCACCTCAATGCCGCCGCCGCCTCCCGCGCCTGCTCCAAAACTGCGATGGTTGGGTGGCAAGTGTTGCAGCGCCCGCATGTTCAAGCCTTCATCCACAAAGAAAACCTCAAGCGCGCAGATCGACTGAACATCACCGCGGATTCAATCAAAGAGGAAATGGCCAAGATCGCCTTTGCCAACATGGGCGACTTCATCACGATAGACGAGAACGGCGCGCTGTCCTGGGACTTCTCGCGCATGACCAGGGCTCAAATGGCCGCTATCGCGGAGATCTCCGTGGAACCGGGCAGGGATGGCCAGCCCAAGATTATGAAATTCAAGCTATTGGACAAGAAGGGCGCTCTGGCGGACCTGGCAAAAACCCTTGGCCTGTTCAATACCGTGCGCCCCGCGAAAGACGCTGCGTTGACTGGCGCGCCTCGGCACAACAGGGGAATGACTGAAGATGAAATCGACCAGCGACTCGATGACATACACAGATCAATTAAACGAGGCCGAGAGCCTAATGCTGGAGAAGGAAAGGCTGTTAGCGGCAAAGACGTTTCAAAGCTACGCCCCAACTAACCTGCATATCCGCACCGAGTCCGAGGGCGTTAAACCGTTTCGCCTTAACTCGGTCCAACTCTATATTCACGAAAAGCTAGAAGAACAACTCGAACGCCTCGGTTATGTCCGCGCCCTAATCCTCAAGGGCCGCAAGCAAGGCTGTTCAACCTACGTTGCTGGCCGCTTCTACTATAAGACGACCCACAACAAGGGTATCCAGACTACGATCATGGCGCATGAGCAAAAGGCGTCTGAAACCCTGTTCGGTATCGTGGATCTGTTCCACGCCGAAGATCCCCACGCCATACGCACCGCCACCGCCAACTCGAAAGAACTGAACTTCGCAGACATCTACTCGGGGTATTCGGTTCTTACAGCTGGCAGCAAGGCGACCGGGCGTTCATCGACACCGCAGCTACTCCATGGCTCTGAGTTTGCCTTCTGGCCCAATGCTGCCGGGCATATGGCCGGGATTATCCAGGCGGTTCCGGAAGCGCCAGGCACGGAGATTATTCTGGAATCTACCGCGTTCGGTATGGGCAATGCCTTCCATACGATGTGGCAGACAGCCGAGTCCGGTAATAGCGATTACATCCCCATATTTATTCCCTGGTTCTGGACAAGCCACTATCAGCGCCCGGTTCCCAATGACTTCGTGCTGTCCGAGGAAGAAGAACAATACAAGGCGATGTATAGCCTCACGAACGCGCAAATGGCCTGGAAGCGAAACAAGGAAAGCATCCCAGACGGCAAAAACATATTTCGCCAAGAGTATCCAGCCACCGCCGCCGAAGCCTTCGAGCAAGCGGAAACAGATAGCTACATCCCCGGCAAACTCATTGCCCCGGCCCGAAAGAACCAGCGTACAGGCGTCGGCCCGTTGATTATCGGCGCAGACCCAGCGCGCTACGGCAAAGACCGCTTCTCGATTATCCGCCGCCAGGGTCGCCGCGCGTTCAAGCTGGAAAGCAAACTCAAGGTGAACGTGGTTGTCGGCGCGAACTGGATCAAAGGCGTGATCGACCGAGAGAAGCCATCCCGAGTATTCATAGATCTAGGCGGCGTTGGCGCCGGGACGTTCGATATTCTTCAGTCCTGGGGCGAGCCGTACATGAGCATCGTCAAGGGCGTGAACTTTGGTAGCCCGCCGATGGAAGAAGAAGAACACCTGCCCAATGGGGATATTCGCCCCGGCCCGCTGAACCGCAGATCCGAAATGTGGAAGCGGTCTAAGGAATGGCTCGAACAGGAAGGTGGCGTAGAAGTCCCAGACCAGGACAGCCTGCAATCCGATGGCTCCGGCCCGAACTACAAATACGATATGAAGCAGCGCCTCCAACTGGAAAAGAAGGAGGATATGATGAAACGGGGTATCCGAAGCCCCGACGAATGGGACGCCCTGGCCCTGACTTTCGCAGAGCCGGTTCACGACATCCAAACCAGCAAGCCCCTCGTTAAGAAGCGCGGGCGCGATGAAACCGTGGGGGTTTAGCATGAAAGATCCAGTCGAAAAGCTGGCTTCGTACTTACGCACAACGGCGCAACACGGCGGCGGGGTCTCCGGCAATACCAGGTCGCTCGCCATGTTCCTCGGTCTATCCATGCGGCAGGTCTCCGACGCCCGCGAGTATCTGGTGGCAACGGGTAGGCTGATACGCCGCGAGAAGATCTATGTCTCAATAGATGGATTCAAGTTCGGAGCCGATGGCCAGCGCCATGAAGATCCAGACCGGCTATTCATGTACCTGCGTAAGCATTTCCCGGCCGTCTATGATGCGAGAGTGGGCGACGAGCCTAACCGTGTCGCCCGCGGAATCCCCAGCGAGGTTATGATTGGCTCTGTCCGGACGGGCATAGGCTTCGCCGCCGCGCTTGTCCTGTGCGCGCCAGGCTCAAGGATCTCGATATGAGCCAGGAAGCCGCAACCTGGTTGGTGATCGCCATTGTTGTCCTATCGTTATTCCTCGTTCTGTCGCGCGCTACATCGCACAGCTATTCTGAAACGGACGGGTATCTACTGGAAACCATGCCATGACAAAACGACCACTCCCCCCTTTCCCCCCTGCCGGCCCGAACTGGAAAAAGGCATGTCTGCGCGCCGGAACATCCCGGCGCGCCATGCAGCAGAAAACCCGTGACGCCATGGATAAGGACGCTGCCCTAGAAGATAAATACGGGCAACGCCAGTCAGAGGCCCAGCTTGTGCAGCTTGACCAGGCCGCGCTCGAAGGCTTTGACCGCATGGTGATCTTGGACGGTATCCGCAAGGACCAAGGCTGTCTCCTGGTCGCGCGTTTCGCCAAGTGTACGCTTGAGGAAGCCGCTGAACGTATCCTATGGCTTGTCGGTGAGGGGTTTATGACCATTGGTATCCACGAAGGCAAGATCCGGACGGGTATCACCCGCAACGGCTGGGTTAAGCTATCTAGATTTACATGAGCCAGGAGGTTCTAGCCCCAGGTGGCCAAATAGAGGCACACCGCCATACCACGCCGCCAGTCGGCCAGCCGGTTATGTCAGGGCATTGGTGGGCCTACATAGATGGGATTGGCTGGCAAACCGTTATGGCCAACGACAAGGAACTGTATTTCCCAATGGGGGTTTGGTTTGTCACGCCCGATAATCATTTCCATACAATGCGCGAGTCCGATTTACGTATGACCTGGATCGACGGCAACGAGATCCACGGAAAAGTAATAGAAGGGCCGCTCAATAATATCTCG